ACCAAGGCGGGGGCGGCACGTGCAAGGGCGGACGGCTGAAGGATAACATGCTGAAGATACGCCTATGTTGTCCGGTTCTTCGTTAAATGTTCCTCGACCGGAATATCCAGATAAAGTAGAGGTGGAACCGGTATCACATACAACCATTAAGCCTCAAACTATATATGATATCGTAAGTCAGTACGGCAGGCCGCGCTCGTATGAAAAAGAGGTCGCAGAAGCGGAACGGCAGAAAAAACTTGGGATGTTATCGGATATATTGGGGTTAGGTGTCAATCTTGCGACTGGTGTAGCCGGTCGTAGGATATTTGACCAGCCTCAATCGAACACAAGCATAGCTGACGCAAGATTGCAAAGACTGAAAGACCTTCAGCGGGCAGATAGCGTCCGATTCGATAATGCTCTTCTTAATGCCCGCTTACAGGATTATCAAAATGAAAGGGCCGCTTCTGTTGCAAAAGCTAATGCCGATTGGGAGAAGCATAAGTTTGATACTAATACAAAGATTAAACTGGCGGATATAAACAGGCAGATACAGAAAGATGCTGAAAATGCTCGATTGCGGGCGGAGGAGAATAAAAAGACTGCCGAATATAGAGAAGCGATGCTAAAACTCCAGCAGCAGAGGATTGCGGCAAGTCAGAATGGAAAAGATAAGTTCGATTATTTGATTGGCCAGAATGGGCGAAAAACAGTGATACCTAAAGACGAAGCAACCGCGGTAGCTGGGTATTTATACAATAGGATGCAGGAAATAATAGCCTCTAATCCTAACGACAGGCGTACAGTTGACGACATAAAAATGCAAATGGGTGAAGGTGGAGATCAGTCAACTAAGATGCTATCTATTGTGAAAAGGAAGATAAAGGATTTTCCAGAGTTACAGGATGAATTGGAGTCGATTATAAACGGGGCATATGAGCCGAAAGATACACAGCAGACCGTTTATGAATATTTACAGCGATTTTTACCAAAACAGGAGTATAGCGGGCCGTATCGTCCTCCTGAATACTTGAATGGAAAAGAGGTTGTTGATTTCAGTCCGGAACAAGAAGTGATTAAGTATAAACCGAAAAGCAAATAAAGTTATGCCTATTTTTGAAAACAAGGGGGTTAAGTATGATGTCTCCCCAGAATATATACCTGATTTTGCATCGGAATATCCAGATGCTGTGACAGTAATTGAGAGGCCGGATAAGCCGTATCGTGTCAAGGCATCACAATATGATATATTCATGCAGCAACATCCAGAGCCGGATATCTCCATAGGTGAGATGCGGGATACGGGTAGTTTTGTTGGTGATTTAGGTGAAAGATTTGCCTCTGGGCTTGGTCATTTGGCAGGGAGTACTCTTAATTTGATGGACAAGGGAACGAAAGCTCTCGAAAAGATAGGTATTCCAAGAAGCGGAACATTTGGTGCAGAGGCGGAAAAGCTCAATGAATGGGCTGATAAACTACATAAAGCGTCTGATCGTTATAAAGGAAAAGGATTTTCTTCTTTGTGGAGCGATGGTGATTACTCTGGGGCTATGGGATCTGCGCTGTTGAGTGCAACAGAGTCCGCACCTACAAGTCTTGCTATTGCTGGCTCTACTGCTTTGACAGGTGGAATGGCTCCTGGGCTTATTGGAGCCGGAGCCATAACTGCGTCAGACAAATATGATGAGCTGGGTGCGCAAAATCCAGAGTTGAGCGAGGTGAATAAATGGATCAATGCAATTGGTAGCGGTGCATCTGAATCGCTAACAGAGGTCCTTGGTGCCGGAATGATTGGGAAAACGATCGGAAATCTATTGAAAAAGAACGGACGAGTAGCAGCAGCTAATGTGATAAAGAAGAATTTTCTTGATAAAATGGCTGCGTTCGAAAGTAAACATTGGATTACTGCTCCAATTGCCTCGGAAGGAATGGAAGAGATGGCCAACGCATTGGCCGAATATCTCATTGATAAGAAGACGGGGGTAGAACGCACTGACAATATATTTGAAACAATGCTTGATGCCGGTGTGACGGGATCAATGGGAGGGGCGCAGTTTGTTCCTGTGATTGGCGGATCGAAGCTCTATGACTCTAAGCGAAAGAAAAACATAACAAATAACTACAAGGCTTCTTCTGAAACTGCAAAGCGTATTTTGGGAGAAGATATGGATAAATTTAACGAAGTAGTACTTAAGCATTCACAGTCTCTTGGATCTGTACAGGATTTTGTCGATAAAGTTGCCTCTGTTAAAGGATTGAGTAGTGAGGATCTTGCAGATATACGAAAGTATACAATCAGTCTGCTGAATTATAACGGATATGTAGACTATGTGCAGTCGCGTATTGACGAAGAAACAAGGCGCCGTATGGATGATGTTGGCCGAACGGCCAATAAAGACATGGGGCAAGTTGTTACAGTCAAATTTCCTTCTTCAGACCAGCCGGTTTATATAACAGGCGGTAATATTGTTTTTGACGAAGAAGGATTGGTGGATGCAAAACAGTCGGATAATATTTTGTATTATCTTGATGAAAATGGCAAAGTCCAGCAAGGACGACCTGAAATGTTCGATAGTTTGATCGAACAGTATCCAGTTGAGCAATTATATGCCGATATCATAAACACGGTCCCCGGCGAAGTGATTGCACAAGAAGAGATGGAGTCCGAAGCAGCAGATATGCAGCCGGTGATGTTTAATCCTGGCGATTTGGTGAATTTGGTGGACGGTCGTCAAGGGATAGTGCAGCAGATGAGCGATGATGGAGGTGTTATCGTTGAAGTTGATGGCATGACGGAAGAAATAGGGGTGGATTCTATTATTGACAATATGTCAAAAAATCAAACCCAAAATGAGGATTCTTCAACGGATGGAGACAGCAGAGTGTTAGAAAATGTGCCGGAAAAGACGTTGGAGAGTGTTGTCGCATCGTTGCCCAAACGAAATGACGGGACGATCGACTATAAGGCCATGACTCCACAGCAGCAATATGAATATACGTCCCTTTCCGAATCTCCTCAGACGGCTCTTGAAGATTTGCGTGCGGATATAGAGAATAAACGAAGTGAAATATCCAAGTCAGAATCCCGGATTGAGAAAGCATCGGGTGGGGAACGTGCATCGTTGCGGGATGAAATACGTGTAAAAAAACAGGAATTGGCAGATCTGGAAGCGTTTTACCGGACTGTCACGCCAGATGTGGATAGTTCTGCCGAAGAAAATGTTATTTTACCAGCATCCCAGACGGAAATTCCGATTAACCAAGAGTCAAATACTCCAGAATCATCTATTCCCATGGACGAGGCTGGTAATCCTATTTATCATCAGGCAGAAATTAGTGATACTTTAGATGCTCTTCTTGACGGTTCCCTGACACTTGAAGAAGTGGACCAGTTTGTAAATAATCATATTTCTGATGCAGAAAGGCGTTTAACCGAGTCGGGCAAAAAGGCTCCTATGATGGAGCTTGATATAGACGGTTATAAAGCCAGAAAAAAAGAGTGGGAAGAAGGGCGGAAGCCTATCGAACAAGAAAAGAGCTATTGGGAAGATATTAAATCAAAATTGCAGGATGCCCGTGTGAAACCGGGTGAAGAAGCTGCCATTAATTTAATGCGTAATACTGCACCACAAAGCGGGGAGGAACTGGCTGCGCAAATGCTGGCCAATGGTTCTATAAAGTTGCTGCAGGATGATTATCGACGTGAAACCGGAGGACGTATATCTGAATCCCGTTCGCTGTTTGGATTGTTTGCCGGGAAAGATAAAGGTGGCGTATCGATAGAGCGTGCCGGCGAAATCCTGATGCAGGCAGATTTAGAGAACGGCACTAATTTCTTTGACCAGAAAGATCCGAATGCTGGTCGTAATGCTATTATTGAAGTGCTTTCGACGGCGCGTACCCGTGGCGATCTGATCAATTACATCAAGAACCGCCGCGAAGCGAAAGCCGAGGAGATGCGGCAGGCAGAATATAACGAATATGCTCGCTGGTGTGAGGAAAATTATCACCTTTCGCCTGAAGATTATGAGGCATACGAAGATGCGGTTGTTCGTGATTTTAAAGAAAAGATGCTTACTGATGAAGAACAATTTGAGTTGGATTCTCAGATGGCTGACGAAATTCGGGCAATCCAGGAAGAACTGGAAGAAATAGATGCTATATTAGCACAAAATAGAACAGAAAAAGATGAAAACACTGAAGGAAATGACGAAAGCGGAGGCGATGTCTTACGCGAAGGAGGCAGCGAGATACTGCAAGGAGAACAATCTGCTCAGACCGGGCGAAGTGGAGAAATTGAAGCAGGAGAACCGGCTGGCCCCGGTGTTGATCGCGCGAATGGAGTTGCACAAGAAAGCGCACCCGGAGAAATAAAACCGATAGGTAAAGGAGTCTTTGGTGATATCTATGACCAATTCAGAGGCAAGGCTAAAGAAGCGATAAAGTTCCTCTTAAGGAAAAGAAGCGGAGAAGCGATAGGTGCACTTCACCACAAAGAGGTCGGAGACATAGATCTTGTTTGGGGCAAAGAGGGGACAGGGAAGAGCAATGGCTTTGGACTATCTAAACTTGCCAAGTTCCACCCCGAGGTTCTCGACAGCTTGCAGGACATCTTAGACGACATGGTGGTGATAAGCCGTAGTGCTAACCGTGTAAACCTTGAGAGTAAAACGCATAAAGCGGCTGTGCGCCTTGAATGGGATGGAGAGAAGAAGAATTGGCTATTGACTGCCTTTGAAAAAGAAAAGCCAACGGCTACCGACAGGACGACAGACATTGGCGATACTGAATTGCAGAATGACACAGCTCCTCTGCAAACCGAAAGCTCTTCTATCGACAAAGATAGCGATTCATCTCGTAATACCAACGATTTAAGCGAAAAAATTGCAGATGCCGAAGCGAATCGTGCGGATGGAGCTGCACAAGAAAGCGCATCCGGAGAAATAGATAGGCAGGGTAATCCTATAGACTCCGAAGGTAATCTTATTATCGAGGATGTAAGTAGTGTATCGGATATAACAGATGAAGACTTTACATCTCCTTATCGCACTATAGGGTTGCCCGTTGTTCCAAAGAATGTGTCTGATGCAATCGGAGCTGACGGAAAGCGTGTTATTATAAAGAAGAACATATTCGAGAAGAACGGCAAGGCTCATGCCTTTACTCCTCAATCAAGTAGGGATATATTGGAGAGAGCTTTATATAATCCTGACATTGTAGGACAGTCGCAGCCGAATACCAAAAAGAACCACTGGATTGTAATAAAGTTGGATGATAAAAGTCCGATAGTTGTTCTTGAAGTAAACAGCAACAAGGATAATGTGGAAATTGTAGGGTGGTACACTCTGGATAATAGGAATCTTGACAGAATAAAAAGACAAGCCAAACGTGAGGGCGGCGAACTCCTCATACTGACCTCTAAAGAGGCGGCGGCAAGCCTTTCCACTCTTCCGTCTGACTTGTCTTCTACCGACAAAGATAGCGATTCATCTCGTAATACCAATGATTTAAGCGAAAAAATTGCAGATGCCGAAGCGAATCGTGCGGATGGAGCCGCACAAGAGGGCGCAGGAGATGAAGCCGTAGGAAGAAGATATGCGGATGAAGCTCAACAGGGTCCTGTGCCAAAGCTGCAAGGATTAAGTGGAGAAGAGGCGGATTTGCTTTTGTCTCGCATGGAGTCCGCAGCAGAAATATCGAGCGAGAAAGAACTTACTCCTGAGACTTGGGCAGAAACATTCGACGAGAACAATTTTATTGCCACCCCCATAGGATCTGTGAAAATGGGAGGGAACCAGATCACTAAATTCTTTGAGAAAAAGCGTACCAAGGAGTTCGGTATGGTTGGTCCTACATTGTCTAATCCGGATGTGATTATAGAGGAGGCAAGCGAAGCGAAAGACGGAAACGCAGAGAGAGGAAGCAGCTTTTTGTTTATCAAGACATTCAACAGGAATGGAGAGAAGGTTAAGTTCTATGCCTCTATTACTGTCAAGCAGGACGGGATGGAAGTGTCTGTAAGCAGTCACTATATGAACAAGAACAAAGTCAAAAGAGCCTTACAGGAAAGCGGTGTGCTCTATATAAGAGAAGCATTACTCTCCAACAGCTCTGAATGGCGCTTAGCTGAACATCGAGACGATGTGCCGGACCTCCTTCCTACGCAAGAGAGTAATGCTTCTGAAAACAAAGATACTCATTCTTTCCGTAATAACAGTGAGTTAAGTGAAAAAATTGCAGATGCCGAAGCAAATACCGATATAAATCCTACCGAAGCCCAGAAAGAAGCCGGCAATTACAAGAAAGGGCATGTACGTGTAGGTACATTTGATATTAGCATCGAGCAACCGAAAGGTTCTGTTCGTAGTGGCGTGGATGCTAATGGCAAGAAGTGGGAAACGACCATGCAGAACACCTACGGCTACATTCGTGGTACGGAGGGCGTGGACGGCGACCATATAGATGTGTTCCTATCTGATGATATTGATGGGTGGAACGGTCGAAAAGCGTTTGTGGTGGATCAATACAACGAGGACGGCAGCTTTGACGAGCATAAGGTAATGCTTGGCTTCAATGAGGCGGCCGATGCCGAGACGGCTTATTTCGCCAACTATGACAAAGATTGGGCGAAGAAGCACAAGACGGTGGTAACCCCCGTAAACTTGGAGGATTTCGAGAAATGGATAGGTAGCAGCCACCGCAAGACAAAAGCGTTTGCAGAATATAAGAGTGTAAAGACAGATAGCAATAAGGCGCAACAGGAACTTGACAAACGGGAAGCTGAAAACAATGACAACCTGCGTTTTCGCACGGCAAAGGAGAGCGATGTTTCCTCGTTCGCACAGAAGCATCAACTGGAAGAGGCAGACGTAAAGAAGTACGCAGAGTCCATGAAAGCAGGTAATCTGGGCGGAGCCAGCTATGCGTTCAAAAGCATCAAGAGAAGCATCTGCTTGGCAAACGACCAGCTATCTTTGGGTGAATTTGTCAAGGTCTTCTCCCCGGTCAAGGCGGAGCTGTTCGACAAGTTCGGCAATGTCGACGAACTGCGCGACAGCTATGTCAAGCAGGCGCAGGATGAGCGCAACGCCATGGAAGCCGCCCGCAAACGGGAAGAGGAGGCTGCCGCAGCAGAAAGAAAACGACTGGAAGAGTTTGAACTGATGTCGAGCGAAGCGTTGGATCGCGCCTACCTTGAAGCCGTCGAAGCCCAAGACGAGAGCCGCATGCGCGACCTCGTGAACGAAGCCGCCCGGCGCAAAGGCTATTTGTCGACGGATGAGTTCAGAATGGCGCACCGTGCCCCCTCCTACGATGAAGAGGGCATCGACAAGAGTATGGTCGACGTGGCTCAGAACAAAGACAACATCCGCGACAGTCTGGACGAACAGTTCCGCATGAACCGGGACAAGAACCGGGAAGAGAGCATAGCGGCTATCAGCGAGGCGTTGGACGCCATAGATAAAGGAGAAAAGCCGATGGTCACCATCTACCGGGCGGTGCCCAAGTCACTCAAAGAGGGAAGCGTCCGGAACGGTGACTGGGTGACACTCTCCGAAGCCTATGCCCGGCAGCACGGCAACCACGCCTTGGAGGGGGACTACCGGATGATGGAAGAACGTGTACCGGCTGAGAACCTCTATTGGGACGGGAACGACATCAACGAATGGGGATATGATGACAAGAGCGACTACCTGTATAAGGACACCCGGAACAACCGCAAGTTGAACGACCTGGTTACCCGGGACGACAAAGGGAACATCATCCCCCTGTCTCAACGCTTCAACGCCCGGAAGAGCGCCCCTCGCTTCCGCTTTATCGGCGAGCAGGGAGCAGCAAGGCTTGATGCAGCAGAAGAAGCAACTACCCGTCTTGACAACTTGAATGTGGCAAGGGAGATGGAATCCGCTTTCAATGAAAAGAAGCAGCGGATAGAAAAGCTGCGTAAAAGTGAGCCGGTGGAAATAACAGGCAGGGAGATCGAGCCGAGCGATGATCTGAAACAATATAAGAAGAATGCACTGGAGTATGGGAAAAGGTTGCGTGGTGAATATACCAACAAAGACACAGGGGAAACAGTCATGGTCGGCAAGAATGCTATCAAGGAGGTGCTGAACCACGACTATAAAAACGCGGAGCAACTGCAAAGCGTTGCGGCCATACCTCAGATTATCGAGAATGCTGTGTATATCGAATCACAAGCTAATACAGACGATAAGGTTGACGCTGAAAAGTTTGACTATTATGTTTGTGGGATGAAGATTGGCGGTGAAGATTATACGGTTCGTGCTGTAATTGTCACGCCTAAAGAGGGCACTCGTTATTATGACCACAAACTTTCCAAAATAGAAAAAGGGAAATTACTTGATTCACTAATCGGGATAACAACTCCCGGTTTTAATCAAACAACTTCCCTTAATTCCGATATCAAAGATACGAAGTTGCTTTCAATTTTACAAGTGAACGGCAGAGAAAATGCACGTAAAATCAAACTTGCTACCGGCTGGGAGCGTGGCGTTGACGGAAAGTGGCGGTATGAGACACCGGATTTTGAATATGCTCCACCTGAGAATTTCGAAGAAGGCAAGAACTACAGCTTAAGCGAAATCCTCAAAGATGACGAGTTATTCGCGGCCTATCCCAGGTTGAAAGAATTGAAATTCCGGTTGGAATCTCATCCGGACGAGTATGGCAGCGGATGGTTTGGAAGCAATGAAATCGTTATCAATACGGCGCATAACAGGCCTTGGCTTTATGAATCGACTACCGCCCATGAGATACAGCATGCGATTCAATCATATGAAGGTTTTGAGGCAGGCGACCATCCAGAAGCAGTGATAGACAGATATTTGGATACTCAATATAAAATAGATACGGCTGATTTAAATACGCTTAATACCGCCGCATTTATTCGCAAAAGGGCTGAAAAATTGATTAAAAGGGGAAAGTATAAATACATGCGTTGGGCTGTCAGGTCCGCGATGGGCCCTCTTTATGGTAGAAATAACATGTACTCAGACTATGGGCCGATCGAGACACTGGCCGTTTACCATACCTCAAAGGAACTAAGAGATGCTTATGAAAAAGGACATAGGGAAGGTAAAAGCCATTTAACTGGGATACTTAGCAAGAAAGATGCTGAAAATATTTATATGCGTAATGCCGGAGAGACAGAAGCCCGTAATGTATCGAGGCGTTTGTCTATGACACCGGAAGAGCGACGGAGAACGCTGGCAGAAGAAACGGAAGACGTAGCGCGTGAAGACCAGCTGTTCCTCGATGACGCATTAGGAAAACCGGCTTCTTATGCACCGGCTTCTGGGAATATCGAAGAGGTGAACGAGCGTTTCAACGAAGATTTACAGCGACAAATTGACGGTTCTTTGCCTAAAGGGCATGTTTACAAGCTGGGGAATCCGTCCAGGTTTTTACAGGCTGCGGGATTCCCTTATCTGCCAATAGAGTTACGTGCAGATAAATTGGCGACTAAAGCATCTGAGAAATATAAAAGTAACCATCCTTTCAATTTGACAAGTGTAGAGAATCTTCCACAAGCTATAGCCAATCCGATAGCGGTATTTGACAGCAAAACACGAATTGATGCAAAGGTCGTTTTAACAGAACTTGAAAGCAATGGAGATAATTTTGTTGTGGCTATACAGGTGAACCGTAAGGTTGGCAATATTGAAATCAATTCTGTGCGTAGTATTTATCCGAAGGACTATGTTAAGGATATCTATTCATGGATAAACGATGGTTTACTAAAATGGGTCGACAAGAAAAAAGCTACTGATTTTATATCAAATAGCAGTACTCCCGCTAACGTTGATGATAAAAACAGTAGCTTTTCATCTGCCACAAAGATAGTGGAATCTTTTGTAAATCCAACCCTTGACGAGGGAAAAATATCGTCTGCCGTAGATGAATTGGCAAGTGGCCTACATATTCCGATACACATCATCCGGGATGTAAACGATATCACGGACGATAACAAAGATACTCAACGGAAGAAACGAGGGTCCAAAGGTTGGTATGATATGGAAACTGGCGAAGTATATTTGGTTTTGCCCAATGCCGAAAACATCGCCGACGCACAAGCGACCGTTTTACACGAGGTCGTTGCGCATAAAGGGCTTCGCGGACTATTAGGAGAAAAGTTTGACGACATGATGGATTCTGTCTATCGCAACCTACCGGAAGATGTGCGCCGTAAGGTTACCCGTGCCGGACTTTCCCGCTATGGGGGAGACTTCAGGATCGCGACGGAAGAGTATTTGGCTTCTGTTGCAGAAAATGGTGTATCCGAGCCGTCCATTTGGCAAAAGATAAAATCGGCCATCCGCGGATTTTTCCGGTCGTTGGGAATCGATTTGCGTATGCGGGATGAAGATATTGCTTATATGTTATGGAAGAGTAAGAACCGTCTTGAAAAAGGTGATTCACTTGTTACGATCATTCATAAAGTGGCCAAAGATGGAAATATGCGTGATACATTGTTGTTCCGTGATCCCTTGGTGCGTGGCGGGACAATGCTTAGTACTCCATCGGAAGACAGAAGAACAATGATACGGACCATTGGTGCAGTATCGGAAGGTGTGAGAAGTTTTTCTGCTATGACACGTGAATTCTACAAGCGTTTCCGTGAAGGCTACCAAGACCAGAAGATCCACATCCTTGACTTTCAAAAGGCTGTAGAGAAAGAGACGGGACACAAAGTAAAAGATTATGAGGATGCCTATATCTACGAGAATACGACGCAGGGACGGGCAGAATATGATGTGAACCATTTCAAAGCGAATGAATTTGCCGCCTTAGTGAACGAGGTTGCCCGCTTATCCAGAGATGGCAAGAATATAGACAAGGATAAACGACGCAAGGTTGATCTTTACATGAAGGCAAAGCACGGTTTGGAACGTAACGAAGTAATGCGTCGTGAGGCACTTGCATCAGTAGAACAGCCATCTCCCGAACTGATTGAATCGATCGGTAATAAGGACTTTGCCGGGCTGACCGCCATAACAAAAGCCTTATCTGCGGAGACAAAGGGTATGGATGAAGATATTGTTCGCCGGTTTGTCGAAGAGTTTGAAAAGGAGAATGATACGAAGAAACTTTGGGAGGCAGTAGGGAAAGCAACCCGCGCCACGTTGGAGAAGATGTATCAATGCAATCTGATCAGCCGTGAATCCCGTGATCGTATTTCTGGTAAATATGAATATTACGTTCCTTTGAAAGAGTGGGAGGAAACGACTGCAGGCGATATCTGGGACTATATAGATAGTAACCGTGATATAGTTTCCAATCCGATCAAAAAGGCAAAAGGGCGTACTTCTATGGCAGGTGACATCTTGGCGAATATTGCAAGCAACTACGAAAGCGCGACAATGATGGGTTATAAAAATCTTGTGAAACTTCGCTTTGCTAATTTGGTCCGAAATAGTAAGACCGGCATGGCAAGCGTTTCCAGACAATGGTATGTAAAGAGCGGTGTTGATGCCGAAGGTCGTACGCTTTGGGAGCCGGTGTCCGCAACCGGATTGACAGAGGATGCCGAAACGAATGCAAGTATCATTAATGATTTCGAGGAAAAGATGAAGGAACTGCAGGAGAAAGGTGAGGCTAAGACGCAACGGGAAGTATTGAACCTTGGTGTGCCGATCAAAGATTGGCAAGAGCAGCAGCATGTCGTCAGAGTAAAAGAAGGTGGACGTGACCTATTGGTTTACATCAATGGGAATCCAGTCGTTTCTCAAGCAGTCAATGGCATTAATAGAGCGAGTCTTGATAATGTGGTTCTGAAAGGATTGAACAATGTGCGTAAATTCATGATGCAGAATTACACTTCGCGCAATATTAATTTCATCCTCCGCAACTTTGCACGTGATTTTTTCTATGCCAACACGATGAATTTTGTAAAATATGGAGCAGCTTACGAAGGAAGGTTCCTTAAAAACTATCCTCTGGCCCTTTGGCGTATCGCCAAAGTAGAAATAGGGGGAAGGACTGATTTGGAATACGAAGCGTTTCTTCGTGGTGGCGGCAAGACCGGATACGTGGCGACATTCGGTTATGATAAGTACAAGAAAGAGGTGGAACGTCTGTTGAATAGAAACGCGGGTGGCCGTGTCCGTGTCAAAGATGTGTTCAATGTGCTTGGGGGATACTTCGAAATGGTGAACGGCGTGGTAGAAAACGGTGGACGCTTTACGACTTATCTTACAGCCAAAGAATCTGGAATGACAGAACTACAAAGTATCAACGCAGCAAAAGAAGTGTCGGTAAACTTCAATCGACGAGGTAGCGGTGCGATGGGTGCGGTTTATATGCAGAACTTCTTTCATTTCTTTAATGCGGCTATACAAGGAACGCATAATTTTGCTCATGCGGCAAAGCATAATCCCGTACGAGCAGGTGCGGCTATTGCTATGTGGGCGACGCTTGGATTTGCCGTTAGTACTTTGTCTAAAATGCTTTTCGGAGATGATGACGAGTATAACGATATCCCAGATTATGTACGGCAGAATAATTTGATCCTGCCTATAATGATGGGTGCACCGGGAAAATATGTACTCTTACCTCTTCCTGTTGAGCTTCGAATGCTGTTCGGGCTTGGTGATATGTCGGCACAGTATACAAGAGGCGAATATAAGGGGCGTGACTTTACATCGGATGTCATGGGTAAATTAATGGATGTGCTTCCACTTAGTATTGAGTCGAATGCGACAGACAATCTTGTCGAAGCTGCCACTCGTACATTTACCCCGGACATGATATCTCCAATTACGGAGGCGTATCTCTTCAATGAAAACTACTTCGGGAAACGGATCACGGGGCGCAACGAGTTTAATAAGTATGTTCCAGAATATCATAAGGTAACGACTGGAACCAGCAAAGCGATAATCAAAGCCTCCGAACGGCTGAATAGTCTGTCGGGAGGCGATTATGCCTCTAAAGGAAAATTGGATTATGCTCTTTTGAATCCTTCTGCCGTAGAGTACCTTTTCGAGCAGTACTTAGGTGGCGTAGGTAAAGCCATTGCTCAATGTTACAAAACGGTGGAAGGCGCAGTAACCGGAGATGTGCAGCTTAGGAATATCCCAGTTGTGAGCGGGCTGACCTATGACACAGAAAATATGGTTCCGCGTAATTATACAAACGAACGCTATAACCATTACGTGAAAGAGTATGAAGAGATGCAGAGTAGGGATAGGATGTACCGTAAAGGGCTCGAAGGAGGTAAGGACCTGTCGGGTAATTACAAATCCTTTGCCAATAGTCGTGCATACCGACGTTATCAAACGACCGGCTTTTATAAAAAAGCGATTGAAAGTATGTATGATATGGCCCGCTTGATGGATGGAGAAGAAAAGAAAGCTCTTTATGAACAGGCGAGAAAGACAAAAGAAATGATGATTAACGAATTAGACAAAATAGGAGATGAATAGAAAGTTTTATAACCGTAGATTGAAACCGGGAGTGGAGCGGGGTGGTCGCACCCGGTCAGCTATTAGTTTGACAAAGGCTACAGATGTGCTGAAAGAGGCTGAAAATGCTTGGTGGGGACTTAGTGAGGTTCGCAAGAAGGCTGCACGTTCCCAGATGTATGGATTTGAAGATCAATGGGGCGATCTTGTTATTGATCCAGCAAGTGGGAAGAAAGTGACAGAAAGTGCATATATTCGATCGCAGGGTAAAGTGCCTTTGAAAAACAATGTCATTCGCCCGATTTTGAAAAATATCGACGGACAATTCCGAAATAACCAAACGAAGCCCGTTTGTGTTGTTAGGGACAAAAGGGAAAGTAAGATTGGAGAAATGATGAGCATTGCAATTGAGTATTGCCATCAGATCAACGAAACGACGGAAATGGATGCTGCAAGTTTGACGAATCTTATGCTTTCAGGGTTATGTGCCCAACGGGTAGAGTACGGCATGAATCCGGCTAAACAAAATTTGGATGTGTGGGTTTATCCAACCAATACTTATCGGTTATTCTTCAACACGGATATAGAAGATCCTCGGACATGGGATCTTCGTATTATCGGGGAAATGTATGATATGACTCTTTCGGATATTGTGGCCGCATTTGCCTGTGATAAAACAACCTGTGATGATATTTATCGGATTTACGGTGATCACAACGGGGCTACCTGGGCTAATTCGTTTGGATTACAAGGGGACCAGAACAAAAATATGGATTTTTATATACCGTCCCGTCCAGATCTTTGCCGGGTGATCCTTGTTTGGAAAAAGGAAAGTCGGGAAGCGCTTTTTTGCCGTGACCTATTGAGTGGGGAATGGTGGTATTCCAATCTTTCCGACAGAAAATCGATAGATGTTTTAAATAAGCAGCGTATGGAAGAAGCGTTAGCTAACGGCATGGACCCGGAAGATGTGCTTCTTGTGGAATATACCTATTCAATTGAGCAATATTGGTACTATCGTTACATGACTCCGTTCGGAGATGTGCTACAGGAAGGGCGTTCACCTTACTGGCATAAAGAGCATAATTACATATTGAACATTTATCCGTTTGTCAATGGTAAAGTCTTTAATTTTGTTGATGACTTTATTGATCAGCAAAAGTATATAAACCGGACGCTTACGATGATCGATTTTATTCGTTCGTCTACTGCGAAAGGACTTCTCATTGTGGATGAAGATGCTTTTCAGGGAATGAGCCGGGAGCAGATTGTAGATGAATATGTACGTTATAATGGTGTGCTTTTTGTTCGTCTTAAACAGGGCCAGAATATACAGAATATCGTTCATCAATATAACGGATCTGCGGCTGTTGCCGGAGATTACGAACTATTGAACTTACAATTGAAACTTATCAATGATATTTCTGGTGTAAATTCTGCAATGCAAGGCCAAACGCCATCTTCTAATACGCCATCTTCACTTTATGCCCAGCAGGTTCAGAATTCAAGTATGAATGTTAAAGGCTTGCTTGATTCTTTTCGTAATTTTCAAAAGAAGCGAGACAATAAAGTAATGAAGACGATTCAGCAATTTTATACTTCTGCTCGATATATAGACCTTGCCGGATCGGACTATTCGAAAGAAAGTAAATGGTATGATCCGGAAAAGGTGCAAGATTCAGAAATAGATGTCTATATTACGGAAGGTTCTAATACTCCGGTTTATCAAATGGTGATGAATGATTTCTTGATGGAGCTTTACAAAAATCAGGCAATAAATGTCAAGCAATTGCTTGAAAATTCGTCGCTTCCGTTTGCTGAACGTATTTTGGAAAGTATTAAGCGGGATGAAGCGGAGATGTTGCAGGCCCAAGAGGAAGGTCGTATGGCGCAACTTCAGGGAATTCCTTCTGAGGTCATAGGCCAAATCCAGGCATAATTTAAAATAACGAGGCAAGATGAAATGATCTTGTCTCGTTTCATATTGTGGCTTCCGATATGACCTTACGGGTTGGTGTGGCTATTGGGGTATTTACGGCAAATGGAAGACCTATCCGATAGCAGATCCATACGCCGATAGCACGAGTCATGAGTCTGTCATCATGCATTCCTTCGACAGCTCCCATTGTTTTACCATCTTCTTTGATTTCAAATGTGTCGTGTTCGTCTACGGCTTCCTCGCATCTTTCGATATATAAAGAATCCCGTATTGCTTTTGCTTGATGGGAGATAACCATAGGCTTGGTTGATGTGTTGGTGTGAAATCCCCATTTTGCTGGGGCGCCTTGTCTGATTTGGTCGGCTGGGGTGCGACAGTAGAGATTGGAGTAATGCCCTGCTATCTCGTCTAAGATGTATTCGAAATTATTGCCTTCCGTGCCTTCTGTTTCAAGCGTGTTACTTTCTATTACAACCATAGCATCCTCCTCGTCAGCATAAAATGTTGCCATCTGTACAGCCTTCCAAGCGCCTTTATCATGGTCGATATGGCCGTGCCATTCGGCGACCACTTCCGGGATGCCTCCGTCCATCATCCAATAGCGATCAAAGACGGTGATATTCGTGTAGTCGGCTTCATCTGAAACTCCCCCTACATCCATAACGACAATATAACGATTTCGATATCGTTTTGATTTATCCGGCATTTTCCAAATGGACAAGCAGCCCATTTCTTCTTTTGACAACCGAAGATTCTGAAGGCTTTCTACACCCGTTTCTTCCGAACCTGAAATTTCACCATGAAAAATAGGATCGATGCAAGTTTCGCGTAGTTTGAGCGTGTCTGAAAGCCGGAAACGTCGTCGGCCGGTAGATTGAAAGGCTTCTGTTGGAGTGCTTGGATATTCAGAATTCATACGCCAAATATCTTTCATGTCTTTCTTTTTTTCTCTATACCAAGCAATAGCTTCCAGTGTAGCTCCCAGTTTCCAAAGGTCCCATTCGTATTCGTCCATAGAATGGATAAACTCTTCGTGGTTATCAATAGGGATTGAATAAATATCAATATCAAACCATGCTACAAAAATGGGGAGCAGGTTATTTTTACCTTTGACAGCCTGTTGCCATGTACGATGAAAAAAATTACCAACGCCTTTTGCCGTACTTTCCAACCCTAAAATTGTATATGCTGTATCATAAATGGAACCGGATATAGACTGGATAAGGTCCTCCGGCTTTTTGCCTGGTGTAGCTCTCCAAAGTCCAATTTCGGTTAGGTGAGCTCCTGATATGTCACCGCTTCGAAGTGTATCGGGTTTTTGGAAAGATCCGATCGAGACAACACAATTTGTGTTTTGAATGACTTTGTTTTTGCTTGAACCTTCAAAGGGTGTGAATTTAACCGTTTCTCCAAGCAGATAAGAAGGGTATTTGTTTAAAGCCTTTGTGATCATTGCCCGAACGTTTCTTGACTGTGTTTCCACATCTCCACAAATGACGGTATTCCAGTTTCGACGGTGTACGAGCATTATCCAAAGCATATAAATTTGGACGAGTGTTGATCCTCCCCACTGTCGTGCTTTTAAGAGGATAAACTTGATAGGCTTTCCGGCCTTTCGTAGTTTTTCAAGTTTATTCAGTACTCTTCTTTGCGCACGGTTTAGTTTAAATGGGATATCTTTTGGGCTCACTTTATCTTTTATAAAGATGAATGAATAGGCCCAGTATTCAAAATCGTATATTATCCGATATTTTATAAATTCAATCCAAAGCTGGTTTAGGGCTTCTTCGGAATACTCCACTTCTTTAATAAATCGGATAATATATCCTTTGAATCCGTATTTGGCGAGTCTACGGATAAACAGGTTTTCTTTTATCAATTCAACCGGTAAATACATATCGCCAATAGGGGAGTCTTTTATTGAAATCTTTTTTCGTTCCCCTACGGCGCCAAGACCGGTGACTGGATTGTATGGTGCGTTTATTATTTCGTGTCTTTTTCTGTTTTCTTCCAAGATATTTTCGATCTCGAAATCATTGTGAATGTCGTGCATAATCGAGATAAAATGAATGAGATTGCTAAAGCTGAAATATGTATTTGCCAATTAATGACATTATAGCCGAATATTGACTGCATTATTAACATTATAAGCAACATGATTGTATATTTCTGTCGCTTCGAATGCCTATCTTGCCATATCTTGCTTAAATACATACCGATCATGGAAAATATGATGGTTGATGCGCCGAATGTCGGTTTTTCAGAGCAAAAGATTGCAGAAGACAGGATTACAGATATTGGTATTACGATAATTGGGGCTTTGCGTCCATAATATTCTGCAATCACCGGCTTATATATCAGGTATCCGATTGAATTGAAGAACATGTGCATAAAGGTCAGATGTATGAAATTGTATGCAATCAGTTGCCAATATCGGAATCCAGAGGACAGTCCGTAATCGCTTAGATCGTAGTACCGTGATAGGGAATAAAAAAGGATAAATATGAATACCAGGATCATTTTCTTTTTAATTTGTCATTAATAATGCGTACAAATTGCCTTTTTTCGATATAGAAAGAAGGAGCTTCATTATTGATGATGGTTTCCAAATAGCTATATCCCGGATATTTTAGCCCTTTTGCAACAAATTTCCTGAAAATACTGTCGTACATGTCTATTTTCATGGGGTTGTACATGTCCGGTTGTATCCCTCTATACATAAGCGATATGTTTCTGATAGCGACTTCTAAGGTGATGTAATACCTTGGAGCCGGATAAGACATCGCTTTTTCTATGATCGTATTTTTGGGAACCCGGCGTGCAACATCCCCCAATTCTTTTATTGCCCTTTCGTATGCCTTAAATACATCATCTTTTTTTTGCCAGTTCTCTGTTTTTGCCATGAAAAAATGCTTTGGTTTGTTATAATGGCTCAAATATATAACATTATAACATATTAAACCACAAAATAATGTCTTTACTTTGCTAAAGTAATACTTTAAATATTATTTCATGGATAATAATGTAGGAAACGAAGAAGAAAAAGTACCTGTGGAATCTTCAGGGACGACAAATAAACCTTCCAAGAAACAGGCTTATTTGGATTATATGCGTTCTCGTATGGGAGAGTCTTACGGTGAAGACGAAGACTCTGTTTATTCTGACATGCTTGATTATCGGCAAAAGAATGACGAATCACAGGAGCGCATGACCGAAATACTCTCAAAAGATCCGCGCCTTGCACAAGTCCTTTCGGACATGGCTGGCGGCAAAAGGGGGGCAACTTCGGCTCTTGTACGATATTTCGGAAAGGATATTTTGGGAGCAGAAGAAGGTTCGGACGAGTGGAATGATTTGCAGAATGCCGAGAAAGAGCGTATGGAGGAATTGGAATCCATGCGTAAAAGCAAAGAGGAATACGATGTAAATATTGAAGCAAGTTTACCGGTTCTGGATGAATTTGCCACATCCAGAAAAATCGATATCGATGAATTTCTTGACAGTGCCTACAGCCGGATACTTGAGCCCATTTTCAAAGGAAACTACACTACCGAACTGTTGGAAATGTTGTACAATGCCATGAATTATAAGACAGACATTGAAGAATCCTTTCAGTCTGGTGTTGTTGCAGGGAGAAATCAAAAGATTGACAGGATGAGAAAGGATAATGCCGGTGACGGATTGCCAAGATTAGGGGCAAGCACCGCTTCAACGGTTAAACGTGCCGAAAAAAAACCTTCTTACAAGTCGAGCGTATGGAATGATTAATCAATTTTTAATAAGTAAAGCGATGGGAAAATTTGTAAATTATGTGAGAAACGAAAAGGGATTTATTTTATCCTTGGTGTTAATGATTCTTGGGATTGCGTTTGGAGATGCGTCTGTCCTTATGGCTGAAGGGGTAACTGTTGCTCCGCCAGCACCAGAAGGGGGTACAGCTACGGAAGGCCATGAGGGTTTGCAAACACAGTTAGGAGGACAGGATGCTTCTGTGACCACTTTGGAAAGAGGTGGTGAAACGGGCGATATCATAGCTGAAGACATAGACGAGGATATTGCGAAATTCCGTCCTGATTTTTTCCCGATTGATACGGTTGCCCGAAAAGCGGCAAAGAAAAAGAGAAAAACGAATTATGTTGTCAAGCATTATAATATCGATGCTTCCCGTATCACTTGTATCACGAACGCTGAACACATAGCCCGGCTGAAAGAGGGTGGACTGACCATGGCAAATGTGGCGGAGGAATTTGGCCTGCACCCCGACTGTTTCAGGCAGTACCTGAAAGAGCATGAGCCGGAACTGCACGCAAGTTTGGGAATGAAAAAAACGGAAAACGGTGGAATAATGGCACCGCACAGCATGGGGAAATATGCCGAAGCCCTACAACTGTACTCTACGACGACCGAAAGCATAAAGTCACTGGCGCGGCGGTTCGGATTCAACGACTGCTCCTTCGGCCAGTTCATCAGAAGACATTTCCCCGAACTGCACGAACAGCATAAGGAACTGGTACGACAAATGAAAGAAGCGGATTAAGTTCACACTATGCTGATACGTTCTTTTGAAGCCAAACCGGACTAAAGCTGAATCCTGTTAATGAGTTCTATTGCCGTAATGTCACGCATGAGGGTGAACCCGAACCATTTTCTGCCCAAATCCTTGATTGAAGCCCCTATGTGGTACACTTCATTGTCTATGAGCAGAAACCGGTCGTGTGCCTTGTTGAACCGCTTTACCTCGATAAGCGGATATTGGGCGTTGTGGCGGTCAACATCAAGTTGAAACTGGTTGCTGACACGCTGCGTGTAGATAGTGGCTGATACCCCTTCCTTTCTTTTATCAAGCAAAGTCAGCACGGTGTCATCCGCGTAATTGTCAATCAGTACAACAGACTGTTCAGCCTTCCGGATTAAATCAGAAACGAAACGGTAAGCGTCAAACACCTGCCCGTCATAGAAGATGCCCTGCACAGGAGGAACGTCGGCATCCAAACGCTTGAAGACCTCGTCGATGCGTCTGTCGGTCACGTCCTGATGCTGTTTCATTTCCAGTTGGTGATACTCTATAGTCTCAAGCCGTTGGAATAATTGGGCATTGGTCGCAATAAAGCGGCGCATGGATATGAAAGCCCTCATTATGCGGATGTTCACCTCGACAGCCGTCTTTGATTTCAATACCGAACTGAGCATGGCTATTCCTTGTTCAGTGAACGCGTAAGGCAGTTTTCGGGTTCCGCCCCAACTTGATGTCGCATTTTGCGACATCAAGTTATCAAGCTCGTCTTTGCTAAGCTGGAACATGAAATCATCAGGAAAGCGTTCCATATTACGCTTCACCTGTTCGTTCAGCCTTCGTGTTTCCACACCGTACAATGCGGACAAATCACTGTCAAGCATGACCTGTCGCTCTCTTATAATCCGAATCATCGGCTGGATGTTAATTACTTCGGGCAACTGGTCGCAATTTGCGACCGGCTCTTTTGCCATGCCGTTTATATTTTCCCTTTCTTTCGCCATAGTTCTGCTTTATTGTTCGCTTTCGTCCAGACCTTTGATAATTTCGATGCCCAATGTGTTTTCTATTTTGCAAATGGTTTCCAGTGACATGTTCTTTTGCCCTTTCAGCATCTTGGAGATATATTGCTGGGTGCAATTCATTTTTTCGGCAAGCATCCGTTGCGACAAGCCGAGTTCCGACATTCGCTTTGACATAAGGACGGCAATAGCCCGTGAGCATTGCGCCCAGTCCCTTTTATCCTGTCCTGATTTGACTGTCTGCGGTTCGGTCTCCAAACCCACGCGAGGCATTTTGTCTGTCACTGTATTCATTGAAACGATTACATTGCTTAATTCAGTTGCAAAGGTAGCACAAATATTCGAAATTGCACAACTTCTGGGTTGTTATTCCGTGGAAAGAAACGAAATACCATACCTAAATCAAAGATTTAGGGAAGTAGAGACTTGTCGCCTCCCTATTCATAATGGTAATGAACTTCCATGTTGTTAATTCCTATGTTCTACCGTAGGAACAATATTTCTCCATTTGTTTGTTGCGAATTTGTTACACACAGATTGTTTGCCTATGTATTGCTATTGATTATCAGGGTATTATAATTTATGCAAAATCAATGATACTGAATTTGCATGTGCCGTTCAAAGCTTGGAACGGGGAAGAGATAAAAGAAAGAAAAGGCGAGGAAGAAAAAGCCAAGATGATAGATGAAACGGTAAGCCTGCTTCTTTTCAGCGGGGATTTTATCCGTCCGTCGTCGGATGCCGAGATGGTCGCGAAACAGAAGCTTGCCTCCTATGAATTGTATTGCAAGATATCCAAGGCAAAAGGCGTAGTGGAGCTGACGGCCGAGGAAGCAGCTTTGGTTAAGCAGGCCGCTGCGGTGCTCAATCCGGGGGGATATGGACAGATTGTAGAACTGATAGAAAAAAAGTAGGCATATGGAAACACAGGTATTGACATCAAACGGAACAGTCCAATCCGGTAATGTGTCGGCCGAATATATGGCAACCCATGACCTCTCGGAAAACAAACATTCGTTTGTCTCTTACATAAAGAAGGACGACAAACAGGTAGGGTATATGAACTACTCGGAAGGAAAACGTCTGACCTTGTCGCTTTCTGATCCGGATGCATTGACGGGTGAAGAACAAAAAAGTATTGTTGCTATTCTGATAGAGAAGCTCCAGGAAAAGAAGCAAATGACGGTACAGGTTTCGGATGCGGAATGAACTTTAAATAAAAAATGGAACACGTATGGCAGTAGGCGATATAATTACATCGGACGGTAAGACACTCACGATAGAAGACTTACGAAAGATCGCGGTCGAGGTCGAAAAGCTCATATCGAGCAATTCGAAGGATCCAGGCGAATGGGAGGAAGTAAAGAGCCTTTCCGGTATAACGTCACTTCCCGTCCTGCAATCCCTGGGAGCAAGTTACAAGCTGGTCCGCGTAGCCGTTGAGATATTGAAAGGTGTGGACGGTCATGATGTCGAGTTCCAGGTCGATGCGGACCGAACGGCCATCCAGTGGCGTAAGGTGAGTGTTTCCGGTGGCGAACCGTCCGAATGGAAGACGTTGATACAATTGTCCTATTTGAAAGGTGACGCGGGCGAAACCCCGGAGTTTCGCAAAGGTGACACCGGTTTGGAGTGGAAATATAAGAGCGAGGAAGATACGTCCTGGCGGTCGTTAATTGCCATTGATGATCTTCGCTGGCACTTTACGGACTTGACGAAAGACCAGATTGCAGAGCTTTGGCATGAATTGCCGGATGATGTACTGACCGAGTTCCAGGCTCCGGCACTGGAAGCTGCCGAAGTTGCCAATGCCCGGGCGGCCGCCGAGGCTACCGAACAAACGAACGTGGAAGTCTGTGAACAGGAGGCGGAGCGAATCAAGGCGGAAGCAGCACGTATAGAAGCGGAGATCGAAAGGGTTGCTGCTGAGCAGGAACGTTCCACTTCCGAGATTGCCCGTAAGGATTCCGAGACGAAACGGACCGAGGCGGAAGCTCTTCGCGGAAGCAATGAATCAGAGCGACAAACTGCCGAAACAGAACGCAAGGAATCGGAAACGGTCCGTAAGGAGGCTGAAACCATACGCACAACAAGTGAGAGTGAGCGAAATACATCTGAAAACTTGCGCAAGGAAGCCGAAACAGCAAGGATAGAATCTGAATCGTCTCGCGTTCAGGTAGAAGCCAGTCGGGTAAGGGCGGAACAGACAAGAACGGAAACAGAAGTTGAAAGGACGAAGGCCGAGAGCATACGCAAAGAGTCGGAATCAGTCCGTGTCGAGGCTGAATCGCTTCGTACTTTATCCGAAGAGCAACGTATCAAGGCCGAAGCCGTACGGGAAGCGGCTGAAATAGTCCGTGGAGTATCAGAAGAAGAGCGGGAAGCGGCGGAAGTGGTTCGCCAGAACCAGGAGGAAATTCGTCAAAGTCAAGAAACCAAACGGGAAACAAGTACAGAGATTTCTATTCAAAAAGCCAATGAGGCAGCTGATCGGGCCAACACTGCCGCCGAGGCTGCAGAAGGGATCGTTTCCGGTATTCGCCCTGATTGGCTCTCAGGAAAGGAATCGCCCAATTATATCAAGAACAAACCGGAGATCCCGACGTTAGAGGCTATCCCGGACGAAAATACATTGAGCTATGTCAATACCGACGGTACAACCATCAATTTTCGTATCGGCGATGAAGTACGTGTAGCGGAAGAAGGAGAATATGTGTTCTACCGGCTTTATGATCTTGCCGGGGGAAAAGCCTCGTGGCAGGAATCCGGCAGCGGTACAGCCTTGCCCGGTAATGTTTATCTGACAGGAGCCAATTATTACAATGAATCAGTACGAACGATAAAACAAGGATATTTGAGCAATGAGTAAGAAAGGTGCATTTATTTATCAACAGATCGAACTGACGACGGCTGAATGGGCCGATAACGCAACCGTCTACCCTGCATCAGTCTGGTTATTTGAACGTTTGGAAAACGGTAAATTCAACATGAAGCTGGCTGATGGCGTTCATACGTTTGCCCAGCTGCCGGCCGTCATGCAGGAGGTAAAGGTCACGGTTAAAACGAATGATGCCACGACCTATATCCTGACGATCACGACGGCTGAAGGTAAGTTTGACACCCCGAACCTTCGGGGAAACAATGCTCCGGTTCCTTCGATCGATCCGGAAACCAAGCATTGGAAAATAGGCGAAGAGGATACGGGTGTGGTAGCCGAAGGACAGGACGGGGAAAGCTACGACGACACGGAAATCAGGAACGCGCTGACAGCCTTGCAGCAGCAAGTCAACACACTCGTTTCGGGTGACGCATCGAGTGCCATCGAGTCATTTAACGAGATCATCGCTTTCCTTGCCAACGTAGAGGACACACAGACGCTGCAAGGGATCATCGCCGGGCTGAACCAGAGCATCACAAACGTCCAGCAGGCGATTCCGACAAGGCTATCCCAGTTACAGAATGACGACCATACGGTCAAGGACGCTGCTTATGTCCATACCGACAATAATTACAGCAATGAAGAGAAAACGAAGGTATCGGACTCTTTGAGGCTGAAAGAGTATGTCGATGTCAGTACCTTAAAGTCGCTTCCTTCATCACCGTATAACTTGCGTTTTACCTATTCGAGTACATCTGTGCAGGCGATCAACTTTGCGAATATAGGAAGCGTACCGGAGATGCAGGAGTTTTATCTGTCCATTAAGAACAACACCGGATCAACGATTAACCAACCGATCCCAAACGGTTCAGGCTGGCAATCGGAGGAAACAAGCGTTGAACTGCCAGCTGGTAAAGCCACAGGGGTATCGCTGAAAAAAGAACATGGGATAATTGTCGTGAGAGTATAATGAAAGGAGGTGAAAGATGAAGAGACGGGTGATGACGGGAAAAGATACCGAATCCGATTTTTCCAATCAGTGGAATGCTAAGTATTACTTTCCATTGAACGGTGATTCGTATGAATGTGTCAATGGGGTATTAGGCGAGCTAAAAAACAATGTACAATGGAAAGACGATAGCATTTTTACAGGAAATAAATCTGCGTATTTTATAAACGATTCTGGAATTAGGATACCGACAACGGGATATGTAAAGAAAAACGCATATAGTATTTCCCTGTGGGCTAAAAAGTATAACGAATCAGTAGACCGATACGGAGGAATTATAGTAAGCCGAATAAAAGACGGAGAAGGATATGGACTTGAAATGAGGTATAAGAACATTCAAAATATTAATGATGGAATTAATATTACAACCAATAAATTCAATGTTTGGTGTCATTATGTGGTAACTTACGATAATAACACGATGAGTGTTTACGAAAATGCTACACTTGTTAAGACAATAAATGATCCATTCTACGAAGGTTCTCACTTCTACATAGGTCTGGATGATATATTTTTCACATCAGTAACCGAACGATCATATAATGGACTTATATGTGAAGTCTCCATATTTGAACGCATATTATCCAGAAGTGAGATAAATCAATTATACAATGGCGGTAAAGGATTAAAATTAAATTGATTATGCTATACATCCAAAAAGAAATCCAATTCTGGGAGACCGACGTTCCCCTTCCTGACTCCTACAAGGTAGGCACAATGGAAGAAGAATATAACGACGGCGCATATCTCTTGTTAGACGCCGAACAGGAACAGTTCCACACCGACCATCCGGAGGCAAGTCCGCTGGAATGTTGGCGGAAGGAACTCACTCCGGAACCCGAACCGGCACCGGAAGAAAAGCTCTGGCGTGCCCGTGATGCCAAACGGCAAGAAATCTACGACAAAGACATCCATCATTATTATATTGATGAACAGGACGCATACGTCTCGAACACCCTGCAAGTGAAGGATAAGTGTGGCCGGCAGGAAGAAGTCGAAGTAGGCGGTCATCTTTACGCCTCGAATATCTTAACGGTTGCTCTTGACGAAATAGCGGACTATTCGGAGCAATGCGGCAAGGTGACAGACAGCTTGCTATCCCGTATCGATGCCGCCCAAACAGCCGAGGAGGTCGAAGCTATCGTGGTGAAAGGCTATCCTGAAATGATCCATACAACAACGGCAGCCTTGCAAACTAAAGCAGATAAGACAATCGCTAAATCCCCGGAAGCGCAGGCAGTGACCTTTGCCCGTGCGATGATGAACAGCGTGTCTCTCACAGCCAGCCAAGCGTTGGAGATGCAGGTCTTATTCCCCATTTGGGGTGAGAAAGATGCAGAGTTTGGCAAGGAAGTTAAAATAGGCTTCCGGCTTCGAGTAGTGGAAGGAGAAAGCGACACTTTGTTTGAAGTGATACAAAAGCACAAGCTGCAAGCCGATTGGAAACCGGGCATAGAAACTGCTTCACTGTATAAGATCGTTGAAGCTGAGCACGCAGGCACGCTTGATGATCCTATTCCATACGTGCAGGGTATGGCATTCGAGAAAGACAAATATTATGAACAATACGGTGTGATCTATCTCTGCATTCTGACAACCGTTACAGGTTATCCGAACGACTTGAAAGACTTGCCCACAATTGTACAGGAGGTAAAGCAATGAAACAGGTTATGTTATTAAAAGTTAAACGGGGGGGGGGTAAAATGCTCTCTAAATAAAGAAGTTACGACCTCTTATCGTAAGAAAGGAGGGCGTAGATGAGACGGTCGATGATGGGACGGAAGAAAGTAGACAAGAATACTTTGCTGTTGCTACATTTTGATGGATCATTGAAAGATGAAGCCTCAGGCAAGCCTTATGTTGGTAGTAATATGTCCTATGTAGTGGGAAAATTCAAGAATTGCGTTTCGTTTTCAGGAAACGGGTATGTAAAGATAAGTGGAACGAATGCCATAAACGAGTCCCTATATCCAAACTATACCGTCGATTTTTGGATTAAACTGAAAAGTGGTGTGAAAAACGGTATAATGTCAAAAGGCGATGGTGGTGGAAGTTACAGCTTTGATATAATGGAGGAATCTGACGGACGCATTTTCTTTGGATTGCAGTATGGTGGAACCCGAGGGGATGCAATATGCTATTTTACGATGCCACGGGATCAGTGGGTTCATCTTGCGATCGTCAGGTCACAATCTCGATATTGGAAAGTGTATGTAAATGGAGTGTATGCGTCTGGTTTCACATCAACGATGGTTTCAGGGTACTATAGTTCTTTAATGATCGGAAAATATCGGGATTATGGATTGTATCTGAACGGTATGATTGACGAGTTTCGCATCAGTAATATTGCCCGTTGGACATCAAACTTCACTCCGCCTGCAAGGCCGTATTAATAAATTAGTGACACTGTCTTTGGGCTGTCACAGCAGAAAGACAGCAAATGTATATTCAGAAAAAATTATTGATAATCGCCAACCCCAGGTTGGGTATTTTCTTTTAAAACAAATGGAGATATAAAATGTTCGGTGGCGAAAGAATAATAAAACAGCCTCCAGGCTATCACAGATTGGAGGCTGTAAAAAAAGAAAATTAGGGGACCGAGGGTCTCCGGAAACAAAGTTAAACAATAAAGTTTGAAAATCATGTTATTATTAATTATTTCTTTTTTGGTTATCGCAGCTTATACGGCAGCAGTTTGTATAAAGGCGAAAGGTGTACCTTACTCTATCAGTGCAACTTATTACGCAATAGAACACAAAGGATGGTTTCGCTTCACAATGTGGGCTTGTCCTATGGTGTTAATGCCGGTGATATTGGAGGTCAGTAAGCCGGGCACGGAGTTTCTCGCTTACCTGGCGCTGGCCGGGATGATCGTTGTCGGGTGTTTCCCAGATTACAAAGCGGATAAATTCCAATACCGGGGACACATAGCTGGCGCAATGATGGCAATATTATTTTCTCAGATTTGGATGTCACTTAACTTATGGCCTATGTTATTTGTATGGCTTACCTATATTGGATATGCTGCATTAAACATTGCCAAAGAAAAAGAAGGCACATTCTGGTATAAGTTCTATCAAAGTAAGCCGATGTTTTGGATTGAGATTTCTTCATTGGTGGCTGTTTATCTCTGTGTATTAATTTGCATATAAAGATATGGAAGAAGAATTATTGACAACCCTTAGCCGCCTGTCGAACGTGATAGGCGGCTTTGTAACCGCCGTACTGATCCCCGTTGCCGGCTACTGGGGCTACCGGGAATATAACAAGCGCAAGGCGGCTGCTGAAGCTAAAAAGGCGGAAGCGGACAATATCACGCAATATGCTGCTGAATGGAAAGAGCTATACGAAAAGAAAGAACGTCGCGTCGGCGAACTGGATGCTAAAATTGATTCCCTGTATGAAAAGATAGACGAATACCGAGGGCGTGTCCGGGAGTTGACCGAGAAGAATACGGAGCTTATGATCAAGAACAACGCGTTGGAATTTCGCAAGTGTAACAAGCATGGATGTTCAGATCGTGAACCACCCAGCGAGTTTTAGTAAAATCGACAGATTAATGTGTAATTAAATAATGGAGGAATTTATTATGACAGCAAGAGGACTTAGAAATAACAACGATGAGTGGAGAGACATTCCTGGTTATGAAGGATTGTATCAGGTGTCATCTGTAGGAAATGTAAAATCATTGCCAAAATACCGCTCAAAAACCGATAGAATATTGAAAGGATATATTGATAAAGACGGGTATGTGAAAGTAAGATTATGCCCAAACCAAAAGGATAGAAAGTCTTATTTTGTTCACAGATTGGTAGCTATTGCATTTATAAACAATGATGAATGTTTACCTGAAGTAGACCATTTAAATACGATAAAAAATGATAATCGTGTAGAGAATTTAAAATGGTGTAACCATAAGATGAATGTCAATAATAAGATAACTCTAAAAAAGAAATCCGAATCAAGAAAAGGGGTTAAATTTTCACCAGAAACAATACGAAAGATGAGTGATGCGAAAAAGGGCAAGAAGCTACATCCTGATGTTTTGGCTCAGTTGGTAGAACGCAACAAAAAACCGGTTGCGATGCTTGATTATGAAGGTAACACGATTGCCGTCTTTAAAAGCATTAAAGAAGCTGGAGCTATAACTGGAGTAAACCCCAAAAGAATATCAGATGTTTGTTTAAATAAAAGAAATAGAGCTGGAGGTTACAAATGGAAAAGAGCATAAATATGAAATTACCTCGCGGTTTGCGCCTGTGTAACCCCGGAAATATCCGGATCAATGGCGACTTATTTCAGGGCGAGGTGAGACCAAGCAAGGATAAGTCGTTTAAGCAATTTACAACAATGGCTTACGGATACCGGGCTATGTTTAAAATATTGTCTAACTACTTCAAAAATTACAAGCTCGACACTATCCGTAAGATGATTACCCGTTGGGCCCCACAGAAAGAAAACCATACGGAAGCCTATATCAAGGCCGTATCAGACTATGCCGGAATTCCGGCTGATGATCCAATCAATGTGAACGACCGTGAGCAGATGATCCGTATTGTGGCAGGTATGAGCCGTGTGGAGAATGGGGTAGAGGCCGATATGCCGGATGTTATAACAGGATGGCTTTTGTTATGAAATCTTGGCATGTAATACTGATTTTGATTCTCTGCCTTCTTTGCTTCTTGGCCGGCCGGCACACGAATAGGATAGGGGATGAGCTTGTTGGAAAAACCGACACGTCGACTCTGCGTGACACGATTCGAGATAGCATTCCTTATCCTGTCTATGAAACGGTGATCCAGACGGTTCCGGAACTGTTCCCTGTCTACATCACACTTGAGGGAGATACAGTGAGAGAGCCGATTTTTGTTCCGATCAGGATCACACAGAAAGAATACTTGACGGACGATTATCATGCTTGGGTGTCTGGATATAATCCTTCACTCGATAGTATTGATATATTTCGAAAGACAATGTCTATAACAAAACGGCAGTCATCCCGTCGCTGGGGAATAGGCATCACGGCCGGTTATGGGATTGGCCGAAATGGCTTATCTCCATATGTAGGGATTGGGGGATATTATAGGATTTGGTGAACTACTACCGCTAAATTTTCAGTTTAGCGGTAGTTTGTCAAATATGTGATTAGGGTTCATTTTTTTCGTGATTTGAACCTAATCGGGTTCTATTTCGTGCCGGTTCCGAACTATTTTTATACCAATATACTAATTGCAGTTTGTGCATGTTTGTAATATTTTATTTTATGTGACCAAATCTGAGACAGATTAATAAATTCTTAATCCAAATAGTCCGATTGCTAATATATTAAACATTCTTACTCTGATTGTTGTCATATAAAAATCACTTTCTATATTTACGCTGTCCTACTAAACAATAGGACATTAAATAGCATGATAAAAATTGTAATCTGCCGAAAAATCGGCAAAAACGGCAAAGGCCAATTTTCAAGTTTGGCTTATGCTAAAAGGTACCCACATTTAGTACAGAAGGAAATATATCGTTTCCTAAAGTGCAAATGTCGTTGATTCGTAGGACTATCCTAAGATTGTCTTAGGGTAGTCCTATTTAAGTCATTCATCATTGAAATCCTCCTGATGCAAGTTGTATCCTGCTAATATAGCCTTCTTCAATTCCTCTCGGATATCATAATTATCTGATCCTGAAGAAATCATTCGGTCTGCTATCTCATATGCCCGTTCTTCCAAAGTCTTCTCGCCAACTTTTGAGTACTGAATAACCATACGGGTACTGTATTGTTCTCCTTCATGGTTGATCACCTGGGCTAAAGCAATTTCGCCAGCATTTATCCGAATGCCTTCTTCTGACCATCGGAGTAACATGAACTGAGTCAGCTTTAATAACTGTTCTCCACCTTCGTCTGCAATATTCTTCAAGAACTTGCAAACAACTTTGTCTTCTTCTTTTGTTAGTTTCATGACTCTTTAGTTATGGTAGTTACTGCTTAAACTCCGGAAGAATACCAAGATATAGATATCTATCATCCTCAGTATGATGGCAGGTACAGTAAAACAATACTCCATCTTCCGATTTAATTGGATCGCCTCCTTGGATTAAGTCCTTTGAACAATAATACGGACAAACGATTTCTCCAATATAATTGTATAGGTCTTCACTTATCCAATCTCCGGGATGAATAAAATCCTCTAAATCCAGGCCTGATTTTTCCCATTGTTTTAAAGTTTTCATAGCTCAATTATATTTATTCTTGAATTGTTTCTATTGCTTTAAATATCTCATATATCACCTGTGGGACTATAGCGTTTCCGTAGCCTTTGATTGATCCGGAACGCCACGCTGTGAGAGAAATGGTAAGGCACACCACATCAAAGGGAAGCCCATCATTTCCTCGACAAACAGGGGATTGAGTCGGGAAGTTGGACCAAGTTCTCTCGCAATATAGGTTTGCAGGTTCGGTGAACCCGTTCCATGTTCGCATGGAGTCTTCCAGCTGTTCGCTGTGGGTGTAGGTAACATTCCGTTCATTGCCAATGCTGTCAATGCTGTTCCCATTTGACTTTTTGGATTGTATTTCTTGCTGTACTTGTCCGCTTCCCGCGCATTTGGAGTCGGCAATAGTCCTTTTTTTGCCAATTCGTTTAGCGTTACACCGAACCCATTCCCATTCCCTTTCTTTTGTCTGACTTTTTCCCGTCTGGCATTCAACTTCTTCATATCCTGATCGGCCGGCATCATGGCCGTTGGTGTCGGAAGTAATTTCAGATCGATAAACTCCGTCTTCCCCTTTTCGTTGCAGACTTTCAGTCCCTGCGTCTGCACAGTAGGCAATAAAGAAGATTCTGTCCCGACGGTGCGGCGCTTCGACGGCACAAGCCGGAATAACAATCGGCTGGATGGAATATCCTTCTTGCTCAAGATCACGGCAGACGGTTTCAACGATGTATTCTTGTTCGAGTAACGTTTCTTTGTCAGACGCTTCAAATAAAGAGGCTTGACTTTCCACTGTAACTTCACTGCCGGGTTGTACCATGCTGATGATTCCACCAACGTTTTCACCAATAACCCAAGTGGGTCGTATCTCTCGTATTGCGCGAAGCATTTCCGGCCAGAGGTAGCGGTCGTCCTCCTGTCCTTTTCGCTGTCCAGCGACACTGAAGGGCTGACAGGGGAACCCTCCGGTGAGAACATCGATCTTTCCCCGCCAAAATTTGAAGTCTGTTTCTTTAATGTTTCCATATCCTTTTGATTTCGGGAACCAGTAACTTAGTACAGTCCGAGGAAAGTTATCTATCTCACACCAGAAGGCATTATCCCAACCCATCCACTCAGCGGCAAGATCGGCAGCTCCGAAACCAGAGAATAGAGAGGCGTGTACTTTTCCCATTTGATTCAGATTCTTTTTAATTTTTATCTTCTTTCTTGATCTTAATCTTATCAATCATCCTTTGAAACTTGGCAGCCACATAGTCACAGTGTATTGCCAAGTTCCTGTCGCGTTCCTTTTCGAGACGCTTTATTTCTTCTAATTTCCAGTCTTTTTGCATGATCATATATTTTTATTCCGATGTTAATAACTCGACTTCTGTACAGCGAACCCACAAACGGCGGTCTAAACAAACCTCATTGGTACTTCGGTTTATGTCGACAACTTTTCTTGTTTTCTGTTTGTATTTGACAGATGAACCTATTTTACATTGAGTTTTGAAAACATTGATTTTCATTTCTTGATTGCTTTTTTGAGTTCTGAAATAATATATTTGCCGGGAGAGTGCAGCCGAGCTCCTCCTCGTTCAGCAGCTTGGATTATGGTCCAAATGGGATGCCCTATTTCTCCATTGTTCGACAATTGGCAAATGATGTTGAACTCGTCTGGAGGGATAAATAATCTGTTCAGCCTGTTGGTCAGTCCTTCGAAGTTTCTTTCTATCCCATCTGTATTGGAATCTTTAGAAAAAAGATTATTTCCGCATCCTCCATTTCCCCCTGCGGGGGATAGAGGGGGAGGATACTTTTCTTTACTTTCTTTTTCTTTACTTTCCTTTTCTTTTCTTTTATTGCTATCATTTCCCGTAGCATTTGCTATAGCTTTGCTATCATTTTCGATAGCATTTGCTATATTTTTGCTATTTCCCCACCTTTTTTCAAGACCTTTCTTTCCAGCTTCAGCTTTTTTTCTACTTTGTTCGTCTTTAATCTCCATTCTTTGTTTGAAACTTTTGGAGTAGAAGTACTTACCGTCATCGGTAAAGACAAATAACCCAAAATCTTCAACGACTGATTTTATCAGGGAAGTGTCTTCACGAAGGTCAAAGGCTATCATGTTATAATCTTTGACACTCGTGTATTCCGGTTCTTCCCTTAATCTTTCAAGGATCATAAAGTAAACACCGTAACCGGCAGCTTTATGCCGCATTCTAAGCCGTATAAGTTTGTCAGAGTTTCTTGCATTGCTGTCATGGGGAAAGTAGCTTGTCAACTCTTTCCTTGTTGCCATATCATAAATTCTTCTCCACTTTATCAATATCCTGTCTTATTGAGTCTAAGCGATTCCTTCTCGTAACTAAGCAGGCTTCGAAGTGAATCCAGTTGATGCGTGCAAGAAGCATTGAGTCGGTCCAATCGGTCGACCAGATAGCATTCGTCTTCCGCGATGCTATCCAGTAAGGCATTCTGCACTTTGGCCGACAGGCAATTTTCTTTCGCTATCCGGATGATCATGTTCTGTATCTCGTCAGACTTTTTCTTCCGGAGTATTTTTTTTGCCTCTGCGAGCATTTCGCCGGTACGCATCATGTAGACCATGATGACGGATATGCGCTCTTGTATTTCCGCCGGATTGTTCGAGCAGGTGGTGTTTAGATAATCGCTTATTTCTTTTATCTCTTTCTCCATCGTCATACGTTGTTTAAGTACTCATTCACAACTTTCATAAATTCGCCGATCGAACGGACAACGACATATTTGGCGCCGATCCGACCAAACTCAGCTTCGTATTCCTTCTGGTGTACGGATTGCCTGTTTTTGCCGGCCTTCAACTCGATCCCCATAAACGGGTGTTCTTTATTTGGATATAGCAAAATGAGGTCCGGGACCCCGGCTCTGACACCCATTTGTTTAAACTTCGCCGCCTCGACTGCATTGCGATAGCCTCCGTTAGGAACGTGTATCAGCAAGTGTCTGAGGTTCGCATATTGCAAATCGAACCATCTGACTATTGACTTTTGTAATTGATCTTCTATATGTCTCATTCGTAATCGTAATTATCGTATTCATCCGGTTCATAGTCCGGTATGTCGTATCCAAAATCCATCGAACTGTTTCCTTTCTCATCCTTCATCCATCGGTGTTACAACCGTGTCACGTCCGGTCTTGTCTACGATGATCTTCTTTCCCGATACGGTGATTTCCGTCTTACATCCTTCAGGTAGGGACTGGAAGAATTTGCGGACAGATGGATTGTTGGCGTCGGCTGTTTTATCCGTATTTTTGTCATCTTCGGCATCATACGGGAATATATCCATGAGTGCGGTTTCGGTGACAGAAGCGATTTCGTAATTGGCCAAAGTACCCTTCATTCCTTTTTCCAGCACTTCGATAGCTTCTTTCAAATTGGAGGCTTGTGTCAGCATCTGTGCAGATGTTTTCTTTTCAGCTCCGCTTTTCTCGTCGAGCGTAATGAAGTAGACTTTGATCTTATAGAAGCGGTCGCCATTTTCATTAAAGAATATCTCGGACAACTTTGCCCGCTTGATGTCTTTTATCACAAACTCACCGCTGATAAAAGGGGTTAATTCTTCAATGATACGTGCCTCTGCTTCTGTAAACGACAAGGCGTCGACCAAATAGGGCTCCGTCACTTTCTTTTGCTTTCCGTCCTCCATTATCTTTTCATAGGAGACTTTACATTCAAACCAATTGTGCATCATACTCTATTTCTTTTAATTCGTTCAACTTATTTGCGGGACGGAGCGGAATCGAACCGCTCTGACGCATGGCTTATGTGATCACTTCCTTTCGTCCCAAAACTCCCCTCTGCATATCCTCACGGACGGCAAGGGGAAACTAACCTAAACTAATACCATGCAAAACACACTATTGACTATCCCCAGACTTTCCAGTCCGGGATGTATTCGTAATCATTCATTTCAAGCTCCTTTCTAATTTACGGGCCATCTTCCTGCATCTGCGGGCTACATCCAGATCGACCGGCTTAGAGCAGTTGGCGTCTATTAGTACTTGCGACCGACTGAGCAGACCTATGATTGTTTTAACATCTGTTTTACTTATCCTGTCTTCATCCTCAAGTCATGGAACCTCTATCTTGTCGAAGTCAATGCCGTGTTCGTTCATGAAGTTGCCGAGAGCGATAATATTTTCACGGGTTGTTGTGACCTTGAAGGCACGAGTTAGAAGTTCCGGCTGTGCCGGCACAGGCTGTTCTTTAGGCTGATCCATAAAAGAAGGTTGCCCATTCATCCTTTGATTAGCCGTATTAAAAGGATTGGGTTGGCTAACTTTGGGTTGTTCTGCTTCTACTTTCTTACGTGCTTCTTCCTGTTCTTTTCGTTCCTGTTCAGCTTTGATACGTGCTTCTTCTGCTGCTTGGGCACGTTCGCGTTGTTCCTTCAGACGATTAGCATACTGGATGGTATTGCCAATGTTCATCGTGTCCATATAGTATGTGCGAAGTACGTCAAAATCATCACCGCCAAAGCCTTTAAGCGTTTCAAGATCTTCGTCAACCTTAGCGAAAACCGTTTCAATGTCTGCTTGTACCGCTTTCATGCTTGTGGACTTGTTAAGCCATTCCTGCTTGAAGATTTTCCGAAAGTCGATCAGATTCGTATTTCCATCGTCGAAATAGGAACGGATAACGGCAAGTTTCTTGTCTTTATACTGCTGCTCGTTCTGCTTGACTACCGTGTCAATCTTGGCAGAGCATTCGCCAATCAATTTTACGGTTTCAGCCACAACTTCCTTGAACTCTCCGAAAGGTTTCATAAATTCCTTTTCGATTTCAAGACGTTTTGAGTTGAGAAGTTTGGCCGCCTTGTTGAGAGCAGCTTTATCTCTCTTCGCTTGGTCGATATTGTCATCGTTATAGTTAGATATATCGTACATGGGAAGAGTTGATTTTACCATGTCTCTGATTTGGATCGCATTAGTAGTAAGGCTACCTAATGTTTTTTCACTAACGATCAGTTCAAGATCGCTTTCTTTTATTGTTATTAACTGCTGTGTTTTCATATTGGGTTTAATTAATTATTTTATCTATCAAATCGTTAGCAAGGCGTATACGCCTATCCATTTCCGCGAATATTTTTTCATCCGGCAGGATACGGACGATGTGTATCGGATCGGATTGGTATGGATTATAGGCAATGAAATATACCTCTTTCGCCCCTGTACACATCATGTGTGCCATGCACTGGTAGAAGTATTCATATTTTACGCTTAATAGGGATGCGCTGTCATAAATCTCGTTCTTGTAACGCATGAATGTTGCCTGGTTGGGACATTTTATTTCCAGACAGGACTTTATGCCGGTGTTCTCGTCGTAGTAAAAACCGTCTGGACTGCTGGCAAAATGTGGAATGGTAGGATGTTTGCACGAACCGACCTCCACAATATGCAGACCGGATATTTCGGCATACAGGTTGCGAGCATCCGCCTCTTGTTCGTTGCCCCATCGTATCGCCTTGCTGGTCACTTCCGTTTGCTTGAGATATTCGGCAAACTGGCTATCGTCATTAACGATAGCCGGATTCATTGCCCTTTCTGATGCTATTTGATATATGTAGCTTTTCCCCGTTTCAGAAAAGATGTCCGTGCGCCCGCTTTTCATTAGTAAGCCGACATTGCTGCCTGTGATATTCCCATGACGGGCGCGGAACCAAGCTATCGTATGCTGTGCTGCATTATCAATCATAACAGGGTTTTTTGTGAGGGTTGTTTACTATCCGTCTCTGCTTTTTCAGCCGGGTATGGTTGCTGTTCTTCCATTTTTTTTTGGACGGCTGCTTTGCTTGCCAGATCGGCCAGCTTGTTTTTGGGCTTGATTTCTTCATATTCGACATCCTGTATGTCGTCAGCTTCTTCTTTAGTCAAGAATCCCATGCTGATTTCAGGACAGTACATACGTTGCCAGAATGCAGCAGCACGATAAGTAAGCATAAGGCTTGGCATTGTAACCCACTTGCTACCGGTTTTTGTATACCATCCTTCCTTAATTGCCGTTTCAATCGTTATAGGATCGGATTCAAGTGTTTCCCCTGTAGAAAGTTCAGTTGCGTAGGCAATACATTCAATGTTGTCAACATCTGTACCGTCAAACTCTTTTACCACTATGGTATTACGCTTAGCAACATTATCCCAAACCGTTTCGTTATATTTGATCTTTCCGACCTTACCGAGACTTCGTTTTCGGTATCGTAGGGATGAATATTTACCACTCATGTTGATGGTAGCAATAAGGAATTTGCTCGACCATGAGGGGTTGCCCTTGACAATGTAAAGGTTTTGCATGACCATCAGCGAATTCACGCCCATACGTGTTGCCATATCAATCGCAATCACACAGTTGCCAACATTGCCTTTATAGGTTTCTGGTACGATTGTGCTTTCCGTGTACATCTTTGCCATGCGTTGCATGACCTCGAACTGTTTCACTATCTGTCCGACCGGAGTAAGTGCAAATTCGGCAGCTTGTTTTGCCTGGGTAATCTGCAGTTCTGTTGTTTGAATCTGTTGTTCCATTATTATACTGTTTTAATGTTGTTCGTTTTTGTAAGCCTCATATACGATGCCGATGGCGGAAAGGATCTCCTCCAGCCTTATGCATTTTCTTTGATAGTCACATGCAATAATTATGTTATTCTGTGCTTCCAATGCGTATTCAACGAGCTCTCCGTGGCTCATCGCCTGCAAGTCTTCTTTTGTTTTCATTTGCTATGTTTTAATAGTTGTACGTGTTCATTTCAAACCTCCAATCTTCTAACATTTCGTCGAATTCTGGATCATTGGTTTCTTCTCCGTCGTAGCAAAGATCGCCGTCCGGGTTCTTGATGTAGATCTCCTTCATTTCCGTTCCTCCTTATGTATTGCATATAATAAGGAAAGGCCACATGCAAAGAAGAGAACAAGGGAATAGTTGTAGAACATCCCGACACCACTGCCTATTGCCATAAGCAAGGCCATCACAAAGATGATTTTGTTTTCTGTTTCCATATCGTTGATTTTTAAATTTGTTTCAAAAAGGAAACCGTATCTACCTGTCACAGGCCGATACGGCGATATTACTACTTATTCTAAACCAATAAAAAATAACTGAGGCCAATCGCGGACTCGATCCGCGTGTAAACCCAGGTGAGCTTTTTAGGCGAGACACGTTGATATAATTAAAATTTTCACCTTGTTTATTTGGCCGCCCAACCATCTCTAAGGCGGAATAAATATTTCTTTCATATCAATGTTTGTTATGTGGCAATACGGTCTTCTTAACCAACCACCGCAAGGATACCCGGATAGGGATTGCCACGAGTTATATAGTATGGAAATAAAAAGAGTCAAAAAAGAAACCGTATCGGCTTGTCGCAAGAGGATACGGATAAGTTGGTTTTGCCAACTTCGTTAGCTGTAAACAATAAAAATTAAAGAATTAGTTGAGTAAAAATTTGTCCCCGGCAGCCGATCCGATCGACAGCTTCGCGCCTTTGTACCGGGTTTTCTTAACTTTGTAGTGTCAAATCAAAAAAATTAAGAAAATGAGCAAGTTTATTGAACTAAATTCTGGGAAAGACAAATTTATCGTGAATGTTAATTCTATTTCTTATGTCGAAAGAAGCGACTTGTCTGGTTCTGTTGTGCATTTTGCCTATTCAAGATCGGATGCTACTGCTGTTTTGTATGTAGATCAAAGTCTTGATCAGATCAGGGAATTAATCGCTGAATAATTCTTTCTTCCGGAAAACGGGGATTCCTATGATATAAAGGGTTGTTACCTGTTCTGCAATGTGCATTTCCTTTTTAAAGGTTTCCCCGATTCTTACTTCGCGTAAGCGTTTTGTCTTTACTTCTTTTTGAATAAGTACTTTCATAATCACGTTTTTTAATTCGTTCCCGGCAGCCGATCCAATCAGCAGCGTAGCGCCTTCATGTCCGGGATATATCTTATTCGTAACGACGGTTGACCAACTCCATGACCGAGTAACACCGAAAGGGATCATCTGAAAGATGAACGTTACGCGTCACAACCTCACATCGACAACACCGGTTAAACAACACCGGAAGCGATAACCTCATACAGTTTGTTGCTGATCGATTGAAACGACCCGTCTACCAGCCCAAGCAAAAGCCTATTTACTGGAAGGCAGGATTTAATCCACAATGTTAAAGAACGTCTATATCGGTGCTCCCTGCCGGACTTGAACCGGCGACCTTATCATTATGAGTGATCTGCTCTGACCTGTCTGAGCTAAAGGAGCGGATATCGGAAAACTCCGACGGTTGGTTTATTTTTTCTTTTTGCTCAATTGCCATCTGATGAATATCTCGTCTACACGGCTTAACTCTTTCAGTTGGGCCGTTGGATATTCTATCTTACCCGGTCTTATTATTGGTTTGATAGCTCCTGATCTTCTCCAGCGGAGTACGTTTGCCTGTCCGTATATTCTTTCCGCTCTCCGCTGTGAGATATATTCCGGATCGTCTTTGTCCTCTTTCATGAATGAAGCGAGACGGGCGGCTATATCCGTCACAAACTTGTCGTAGGTGACCGATTTCTCGAAGAATGTTATTTCTGCGTTCATAGGGTTGTTTGTTTTTTTGTTCCCAGCGGAGGCACTACCCTCTGCTGGGATTGCTTAACTTTGTGATTGAAAACTTTAAAAATTAAGCAGTATGAATGAAAATGAATTATTTATTTCTTTCTTATCAGGTTCACCTGAAAGTCTAAACTGGTATGATCGTCGTGCGTTCGTGAAATATGCACTTGAAGCGTGTCGCAATCAGCATTCGTTTGGTTCCGATCGGCAGGCAGCGATGCAGAGCAAGGGAATTTCCGAGGAGACAATTGAGTATTATCTTTCTGCTTTTCTTTGGATAGAAGAGACATATCAAGCTCTTCGCACGGAGTTGTAATCTTTTGCATTCCTAAAAATCCTCTGATACTGTTGCAGAGGTCTCTGGCTTCTTTTCTTGTTCGGAATAGAAGACCTTGCTTCTGCAACCATTTCAGATAAGGATATCCCAGTCGTTGTAAGATGGCTCTCTGTTCTTGTAGATCTTCTCGGATGTGCCATAATGTATCGGACATTAACTCTTCCCTTGTGAATGCAGTTCCCATAACTCACGCCTCCCGTTTTACAATACAATATTCGTCCAACTCTCCAGTAGAGACAGAAAATTTCATGTTTGTGGAAGTGTTCAGCCTTGAAGTTATGACACGGGCCTGGGTTGTGGTTAGGTCCGGTCGGTAGAATGTCTTTGATTCACCAACCTTGAAATTCTTAAATGTTTCAGTCCAGACAGGGCGCATTACTATTCCGTCAATGACTGTCTTTTTTCTTCGCTTTTGCTTTGTCGCTAACATAATGTATATTATTTTTGTATATTAAACTTTTTTGTTGCGTTGTGATACTTGTTAGAGTAGTATCACGGTGCAAATATAAACATACCGTTTGTATTTGCAAACAATTTGTTTGTAATTAAATGGTTAAATATACTAAAGCATGTTTACATGGAAGAAAATCAGAGATTTAGAAATGTGATAACTTCTCTTAAGGAAAACAAGAGAGTCAGAAATCAGCAAGATTTTGTTGAAAGAATTGGTTCTGATAAAACGACAATTTCCCAAATTGTCAACAATAAAATCATGATACCAAACAATTTGTTTGCTAAAATAAAGGAGGCGTTTCCTGAAGTATCAATTGAATGGATCAAATCTGGAGATGGCGAATTGTTTAATAGCCCCGTTGTTCAAACCAATCAGAATGGGGATAATATCCATGGACAGTCGGTAACGGTGAATAAGTCCGAAACAGAAAAGCTACTCGAAGCATTGGACAAGTGTCACGAACTGCTCAAAAAGAAGGATGAACAGATAGATAAGTTGTTGAATATGTTAAGTAAATCAAGGTGATTATATAATTATGGATGAAGATAAATATAGAAAAATAAAAGCGATATGCTTGGTGATTGCAACATTGACATTTGTAATAATATCTTATTTTTTGAGCTGCCATTTAAGATATCATGTAACAGATGGTTGCAGTATTATTGATAAAGCCACAGGTAAAATTGAGATGGTTAAGCAATGATAAATATCATGGTACGAATAATTATATATCTAATTTTTATTTTATTCTCTTGTTTATCTGCAAACGCAAATAAAATTCAAGATTGTTTTTATGAATGTTGTTTTGGATCTTCTTATGATGAAATCATGGGAAAATTGGTTTTACAGGATTATGAAGTTGAAAAACATGCATCATATCTTGCTGTAGAGGGCGTCTTTTTTGGAGGTGTGTATTTTGATAAGGTATTGTTTCGTTTCAAGAAGAATGTATTTTATTGCATAGAATTTTACAGTGATGATAATAGTGACACACAGGAACTTCACAGGAAAATTGTAAATAAATATAATTGTTTTAATATAAAAGACATTAGTGCATCTGCTTGTGATGACTTAGGAAGAAGTGTATTCTCGTGTTTTGTTTCTATTGACAGGTATGAATATATGCTATCTTACAAAGATGAGCGATTATATGATTTATGTAATTCAAACGATATATAGAAATTTATATGAACACAAAAATTAAACAGACATTAAAGTTACTTTTAGTAGTAACTTTATTGGTATCCTTGACTGGAGCCGCTCAAGTGGCAAATGTATATATTTGCACTGGTAGATACGCTAAAGTGTACCATTCCAACAAGAACTGCAAAGGACTGGATAATTGTAAAGGGGAAGTTAAGTTGGTTTCTTTGGAAACGGCTAAACAACAAGGTAAACGAGCTTGTAAACTGTGCTATAAAAAATAGAGAGAATCCCCCATCGTCTCAAGTTTAGATGCTTAGCGATGGGGGATTCTGGGTTATGGAATTAAATTCAATCCTTCCCCCAATTTTGTTTTATCCAGTCAAACATATTTTTGGGTTGAGTTGGTCCAAAGCCGGCCCACGTGTCTCTATCTCCATCCAATTCAATAACCATAACTCGATTTTCAGAATAAAGCTTACATATTTTGTCTCTAAGTATTGATGCTGTCATTTGACCAGAACTATCTACCAACAGCCACATATTACTAATCCAATGCCACCACCCCAATTTATTATCTTTTATAAATTGTATAAAATGCATCTCCTTTTCTTTGGGGATGTTGTCGCTATAACAAACTACAAATCTTTTTTTCATATTCCATCCTCCTTTGATAGTCGAGAGTTACATTCGTTTGGTTGACGATTATTAGATAATGGTGCAATTCCAGTCACATCATCACCCATAATTCCTTTTTCAATAGCCAGTTTTTGAATAGTAAATTTTTCACTTCTTAATGAATCTCTATCATTTATCAAACAATATATGTAAACAAAAAAGAATACAGCAACTCCTAAGCAAAAAATAACAGCCAGCATTATAGTTAACCAAATAGGCGATCCAAATTTTAGTAATGTCAAAATACCTCCAATTATTAGTGCTAAGAACCATGTCAAAGGTTTCAATATTGTGGATTTTGATCCGCTTGCATCTGAACGTGAAAGAAGTTCTCTAATACCTGTTATGGACATAACGATTATTATTTAATGCAGCAAAGATGGTTAAAATCTTTAATATAACAAATCCCTGAATACAAAATTCAATTTACCTGGGATTGATAGAAAGAAGTTCATTCCGATTATAAAAGAAGCAAAAAAAATCCATCACCAAGTTTATTAGATGCTTAGCGATGGGGGAAATCCAGATTGTAGCCCCTGAGTGTAAATAAAGTGTTCGATAATTTGCGAATATTTGCAAAAAAGGTAACTTTGCACAAAGGAACGGAAAGATATGATTATTGAATTTGACAAGGACTATTTGCGTGAACTCTATACAGAAGGTAGAACGAACGACAAAAAGCACCGCTACCAGCCAGAAGTGATAAGAGGTTATCAAAAGGCAGTTTTTGTGCTTTCTTCCGCAAATACCATTACCGACTTGTTCCGAAACAATGCACTCAATTACGAGGTTTTGAAAGGGGATAAGAAAGGTATTTCATCCGTGCGGATAAATCGGCAATACCGACTTGAATTTACCGTTAGGGATGTTATGAATGAGCAAATAGTAACAGTCTGCCGTTTGCTGGATATTAGTAATCATTACAAATAGTTGTGGATATGGAAACAAAAAAAACTTACGCACCGCACGAGCTACAACCGTCCACCCCGATACATCCGGGAGAAATACTGAAAGACGAGTTAGAATCACGTGGAATGTCGCAAAGGAAATTTGCGGCTGTAATTGGTGTTTCTTATTCCGTGCTTAACGAGGTGATAAACGGCAAACGCCCGATAACCACCGAATACGCATTGAAGATTGAGGCGGCAACCGGAATACCTGCTTACATATGGGTGAATATGCAATCCAATTACGATATGCAGACCGCTCGGCGTGATAGTAAGTTGTCCGTGATATTGGATAACATACGCAAAGCTGTTGCTGTTTTGTAACTGGAGCAAATGCGACTTACATATTTGCATAAAATAATAAAGTAAAAAGATATGGGCTCATTAATAGGATTATTCTGCATAATGGCAGTGGTAGGATCTGCCATAGCAATCTGGTTAAATACTAAGTTCGGTAAAAAGTGGCTGGAAAGTCTGTGATATGGATTTCATAATTATGTTTTTCTTGGTAGGAGCGATTATTGCAGCAGGTATAGCCATTTGGCTTAATACTAAGTCTGGAAAAAAATGGCTTGCAAGTCTGTAACCTTTGCATAAGGCATTTGTTTACGCAAGTTCTCTTTTGAGACATATTTTAAAGAGGGTATGTCAAAATCTCCTTGTCCCCGCACTTGATGCGGGGCTGCAAAAGGACAGACCTTATCAATCAGATTTTATAG